AGATCGATATTATCATCAGAACGCTTACCAGATCGGGAGTTGATTACGATTACAGAAAAAGTATCGGAAAAGCGTGGTCGGTTTAAAACAGGCTGGCTTTCCAGCCTTAATTCTTTTTCTTTTTTTTCGAAAAGGAATTAAGGGTGCAAAGACACCAAGGAGGAAATTATGAAATATAAAAGTTTTCGCTTCGAATGGGAAGAAGTCGACGAAAACAACAATCCGATCACTTGGGGATGGGATGTTGTTCTTTCCCAGAACTACAAATCCGCAAAGAAATGGATATTTGAAAACGTTCAGAAGACTTATTGCCATAAGCCTAACAAGGCGATAATCAACTACATCGCCGAAATCAAATACGAAAGACCAGAGGAGGAAATATGACTAAACAGGAAATCTTAAAGAAAATCGATTCAATCGATGATTACTTGTGGTATCTGGAAATGGCCGATCTGAACTATGAATTCGATACGGTCGCCAGACTTAAGAAGGAAAGAAAGCAACTGGAAGCGTTGCTGGAGGAATGTTAATGAAAAGGATCTCCCCACGACCAAGCAAGAAGATCCTTTTTTATCTTAACAGATTATCGATCTTCATTACAGGCGACCCGTTGCCGACTATCAAAGAATTGTTGCTTTATTTCTTTGTTTCTTTTGTTTTTTGTTTTTTGTTTTTTGTTTATTTGTTTTGTTTTTATTGAGGAGGAAAACAATGAAATTTGAAGAACTGTACAATAACTGCTATGTCGAAATGAAAGACGGGAAACCGCTGTTTTCCTATGACAGGCTTGCTGATGCGAGAAAAGGAGTTCTTTACGATATGATGGCTGAAGCAACCTTTGATGACATGGAACATCACGTCTATGAAGTCAAGTATCTGAAAGACGGTCACTACATCGACATAATAGAATAGCACTTATATATTTTCTTTTTTTCTTAAATGATTCAATGGTGCAATAAAGCACAGGAGGAAAACCATGACGCAGAAAGAAAACAATCTTTTATCCGCTTATCATCAAGCAAACGAAATGCTTTATGATATCCAGATCTTAACTGGTGATATCAAAGAAGTGAAAATCAACACCAGATCGAAAACCACTTGGGGATGGTGCAAAAGGAGAGATGGAGGTTTCGTCATTGAGATCGCTGACTGTCTTCTTGAACATGGAAACGAAAAGGAGTTACTCAACACAATGCTCCATGAATTGCTTCACACTGTAAGCGGAACACGTATGCATAACCAGTACTGGCAAGATCTTGCCAAGAAAGTCAACGAGAAGTACGGAACAAACGTGCAGACAACCAACGATTACGAAAATGTAAACTTCGGACGGAAAGCCAATTTCAAGCACGTCATCCAATGCACAAAATGCGGAGAGACGTGGTTCTATACCAAGTATTCCAGAGCCGTGAGATATCCAGAAAAATGCAGATGCCCAATTTGCAAGACAAAAACAATCAAACGGGTAACCGAACAGTACAAGCAATCTTAATTCTTTTTCTTTTCTTTTGCTGATGAACACTGGATGATTAATGTTATTACGGAAAACGAGTTCTACAGCCTCGTTGGAGTACAATAAAGAAGGGAGGACACATGATTTTATTTTCTTTGGTTATTGCTTATTTAATGTTTGGTTTGGTTTTTAGTCTGATGAAAACGCAGGACGAAAAACACAAAACCAGAGTCGAACAGAACCGCCAGCGTACCGAATTGAGAGAAGCCTTAAAACAGGCGGCGAGGATGAGACAATGAAGTATTGTATTAAAGTTTTAACTGATGACGGAACTTATGCCGTTGCTGATAGCGATCTTTACGAAGCGGCTTCACCACTTGAAGCGCTACATCAATTTGCCGAAGTGAGGAAGAACGATCTTATGGTTACTAATTTGGAGATCGTAAATGACGATCCAGATAATTTTATTTTGTTTGTTGAAGGTTATGTGGAAAACCGCATGGAGCAACGGTTTGATGTTGTTGGCGATGAATTCGAATATATCGCCGTGGAGGAAAAATGAGTACAGAAGCGCAGAAGCGTGGGAACGCAAAATGGAAGAAGAATAATGCAACGGTGATTTCTTTCCGACTTTATAAGAACACGGACGCAGATTTGATCGAGTTCATGAGAACAGTAAACAACCGACAGGCATTAATAAAAAGGCTTCTCCGTGAAGAAATGGAAAAAGCAAGGTAGTGATTACCTTGCTTTTTTTAATGCATTCATGATGGCTTTATCAACGGCGTTCTGGAGTGATGATGTGCTTTTAATTTTCATCTCATCGCACAGTTCTCTATAACTTTTTTTCTTTTTATAGATCCTCTCCACGATATCCCGATCCAGACAATCCATTTTATTTAAGACAACCAGAACATCGTTTATACGCACCCAGCATTTATTCTTTTCTTTCAGCAACTTTTCTTTTTTCTCTATCAGAATAAGTTTTCTTGTCTCGCTGGCCGCTGGATTCGCTGTTCCCCTTTGCTTTGAATAATCAACACCCTTCACGCCTTCCATTTCATATTCAAGTACTTTCAATTCTTCTTCAATTTCCTTGAACTTATTTTCGTAATACGGGATGTTTCTTAATTCATTTTTGAACGCTTCGATCTCTTCTTTTTTTACCATGGCTGGTCGTCGTCAATGTACGGATCGGTGTCGATGTCGTTTCTTCTGTAACTGGTTACCGCTTCTTTTGTTTCTTCCTTTTTCTTTTGCCCGAATTCGAAACTCTCAACGGAAACCGCAACCCTGTATCTGTTCTCACCACGGTCGATCACTTTTCTTGTTATCAGTCTACCGCCGATGATAATCTGATCGCCTTTTTTAAAATACTTTGCGATAGTGTCGGCGGTTCCTTCCCATGCTTCACACGGGATAAAAGTCGTGTGCGGTTTATCTTTCGTTCCATCTCCGATGGCCAGATTGAAGTTGACCACGTGTCTGCCGCTCTCGGTACTTCTGATTTCCATATCATTTGCAATTCTCCCAGTTCCTAAAAAGTTATTTCTTACGTTCATTCTTTCTCCTCTTCCGCCCAATCGAGCAAATATCTGTACACTGCTTTTTCCGTTTCTGTTCTCTGGCCGATCTTCTTGTTTTCATACAAGATCTGCACCAGTCTTCTGTTCGGGATGATTTTTCCGCATCCGTTTATCTTATAATCGGCGATGACATCGATCTTTGTGAGATCGTAATATTCTTTATTTTTCATGCCACCTCCAGAAGATAATTAGTTTTGCCATCTTCATCTGTTATTTCTATCTTTCTTGCCTTAATACCACGCTCCTCCAGAAGCCTTATATTTCTTTCGATATCTGGAAAGCCAACAGTCTTTTCTTTCAGTTTCAGATGGAAGATCTGGTTATCCAAGATCTCGTTTTCTCTTTTGGTTTCCTCATCGTCTTCAAGGATGACTTCCACATCGTACTTTCCGCAGATCTTCCTTTTTAACGTTGCGTACTCGTTGAGGTTTGTCGTCTTGGAACGGTGAATCTTCGCACAGACATGGTGTCTGGTTCCTTCGCAAATTACTTTCCCGTCTTCCAGAATTCTGTACCTATACACGGCCAGTGAACTCCTTAATCTTTTTGACATAATCGATATCCAGCCACCAGTCTATGGCCACTCTCAACAGCCATAGACAACCGACTAATATAATCAGAGACACTGCAATTAAAATGCATATCCAAATAAATCTAACAACCGCCATTTTCCATCCTTTCATTCAGCAGTAATAACTGGAAATTGATTTCCTCGTTAAGTCTTTTATCTTCGATGTTATAGATCGCTTTTAGATGCTCCAATGCGATATATGTTTCCGCCATCTTTTCGATCATACTCAACTCGCTGTCTTTCCCAAGTATGCTGTCCATTATTGTTTCTTGCATACTTCCTAGTGTTTTTGCTGATACGATCTGGCGGTCGGACATACCGTACCGTTCAATCGACTTGTTTATTATTTTGTTTCTGTCTAACATCTTCTCTCCACCCTATAACTAAATACTCAATCAGTTTTCTATTGTATTCCCACATTACAGAATCCCTTGGTATGTTGTTGAGCAACCATTCTACAGAAATAGCTTCGACCGTTGGCTCATCATTTATTACATCGATAGCCAAACTCTTATCTGCCCAAATAGAGAACTCAGTTTCATACAAAGAATCAATAAGTTTATCAGCATCGATTAACCTCATAAGATTATCTCCTCGATCTCATCATCCCAATAAGCCATGACATCCTTGCCTATGAACTTGTGTTCATGCCATATGCAGTTATACTTATTTTTAAGCCAATAAGGACACGCTTCACAATCCCTATGATATTGTTTACACGTATCTGTTACGCTCTTTAGGATGTCTTTATTTGTGGCCAGATGTTGAAGCACATCAATCTCTTTACCATTTTGTCTTCCACAGTATTTGATAAGAAGATTTACTTGCCAATCAGCAAACTTTAATAATTTCATTTTTGTTGTTCACACCTCGCATACAAACGGAACTTGTAGGTGTTGCCATCACTGGCACATATCTTCATGTCACAATAGCAAGGCCTGTGGCTGTTTTCGATTTCTCTGCCATTCTCCATGATCCAATCGATCAATGCTTCTGCGACTCTGTCATCAAACAAGACATTCCTCATTTGAACATCCCTTCCAGAGCGGACATTGGATCCCCCATCATTTCATCAAAGGATTGCTTGCTTTCGGCTTGCTGAATCATCCTCAAGATATCTTTATGGAATAATTCATACTCGCCACCGTTCACAAGTCCTAACCGTTTTTGCGACTCGTTCAATTCGTACAGATCTCTGATTGTCCGCACTTCCATATAATCTTTGTCTTCCCAGTAACGTTCTACTGGCTTTTGCTTTTTCTTAAACATCATCGTCATTCCTTTCAAATGCTTCGTCTATTTTGTTTTCTAACCATTCCGCAATACTAATGCCAAGATTGACAAGAAAGCAGAACAGCGGAAAGCAAACAATACAGACGAAAGCAAATATCAATATCGCACAAACCATAACAAGTAATAATTCAGTCATCTTTAAACCCCATCAATATGAGCATTAGCAAGACACCGATTAAGACCCCTAGTATCAATCCTTCAATGCCGTTCATTCGTTTTCTCCACTTTTAAACGGCAAGAACACATCATTGCTATTCAGCCAATCGATTATGGCTTCCTTGCTCGTTGTAGCGAACTTCGATACATTGATAAACTGCATCATCATGTCGGCTATCTGCTCGGCATCTTGTTTCTTTATTGCATCAAGGTTTGTCATTCTGTTTCTCCTTCAATAAACTTTTTAAATCGCTCAAATTCATTTTGGTCTTCTTCATTGCCATAGCTGATACGCCACATCGACTCAAGATACACGACATGATTTAACTGAATTTGTGATAGCATTTCCAAATGGTCTTTGACGATCTTTTTTCTTCTGTCTCTATTAGGATGACTGCTACCACCAAATAAGCACTGGCAATCTTTTATGTCATATTCACATATCGGACATTTCTCATTCATTCTGTTTCTCCTGTTATCTTTTTAAGACAAGCATTCCAACCACTCGCAAAGTCTATGTTTCGTATCTGTTGTTCTGTACTCAATCCGTTCACTTGCGGAATCCATCGGTTTGGTAAAGGTATTGGTTCTGCATCTTCAATGTATTTGATGCTCTCGTTTACTGTTCGGTCTTCTTTCGGCGTGCCACGAAAGTCATAATCAACTGTGAAGTCTTCATAGGATTCTGCCACATCATCGGCAACATCTATCACTAATACAAATTTCATTCTATTTCTCCTTCAATCTCATGTTTCACATCGACTTCTTCCATTGCTGTAAAGCCATAAATGATGATGTCGGTCTGTCCTTCATTCCAATCGTTTTCCCAATAGCAATCAAGGCCGTTGTTGTAGTAATATTCATTTTCAATGACTCTATCGTATTCGCTTTCCCAACCATACTTGTAACCAAGTTTTACAATGAACGAACATGGATTATAATTGCCTAATACTTTTTCGGCTTCCTTGTCGATAATGCCGCCTACAATGTCATATGCGTTTTGGTTTGCAGTTAAGTGCAAATGTATCATTCTGTTTCTCCTTAATCTGTTTTTCTAAATGATGTATTTTTTCATAGAGCCATGATGGAGCAATTTTATGTTCTCTTCTATAATCGTGTTCAAGCAAGCCTTTCCAACATTTTAGGTCGGAGAGAAGTTCTTCGATTGTTCTTTCTTTCATTCTGTTTCTCCCAATATCTCATCAAGACAAGCATTCCAACCCTCGTTTTGATGAATTGTTTTGTTTGTCCACATAATTTGTGAATAGCCGAAGCCTTGTAGTTTGCTTGTGTTCTTTTTCTGTGGCAATGGTTTAAGACAATATCTTCCCTCAAATCTGTCATCAGCATCTTTGCGATAAACATCGGCATAGTAATCGCCATATTCTTCAACATCAACCACTAATATTGCTTTCATTCGACTAACTCCTTCACCAAATCAAAGACTTCATCATCGTAAACAATCCCACCTCTTTCGTTAAAAGCGGAACAACCGTCTATTTTCCATTTTGGCAATGGTTTAAGAGGATGATTTCCACCTTTCCTTATCGTTTTATATTCGCCTTTTGTATGGACACAATAGTCCATCAGCAAATCATTAACATCCAAATCATTTGGAACATCAATTACAAATACTGCTTTCATTTCTCTAACTCCTTTAAGCAATCGTTCCACCCTTTTGAATAGTCATCGGAGAACCATCTGTTTTCCATCTGCTTGGAATGTGGCAAAGGCTTTAGAGGACACCATGATGGTCTTTCTTCCCAATCAACCGCATTACATATCGACTCTCCAGTTCCTTGCAGATACATTAACTTGCATTCCGCACAATTCTTTGGTGTATCAATCACCAGTACTGATTTCATTTCTCTAACTCCTTCAAACACGCATCCCATCCATCACCGAAGCCAACTTCATAGTCATCATTGGGATAGCCGATGTCTTTGGGTTCGGGCAAAGGTTTTAAAGGACAATCGCCTTTTCCTTTAAGGTCATAATATGGTGCATCTTCTACCCATTCGTTGAATACTGTGTATTCGTCAAGAATTCCACAAGTTCGGTAGAAGTCTTGAAATGGGCAACTGTCGCAATCAATCGGCATCTCATCAATTTCTTTGACAATAACAACTTTCATTCCTTTTCTCCCGTAATTTCATCTATGCAAGCATTCCACCCATACCCTTTTGCTTCTCTCTCGCTGAACAAACCACTAAACATTCTGTGCCAATCATTAGCATCAAGTTTCGGTGGTAAAGGTCTTAACGGACACCATTTCGGTTTTTTCTTGCCGACAGAAATATCGTTTTTTGCAACACAGAACCTTCTGTATTGACCACCACTACTTTCAAGATGTAGACGACATTCATCACAAACTGATGGCATATCAATCACAAGTACTGCTTTCATTCTTCTATCTCCTTTAAGCAATCGTTCCATCCGTTTGCATAAACAACGTTTGGATGAAAGTCTGTGTTCTTTTTCTGTGGCAAAGGTCTTAACGGACACCAACACGTCCTATCTTTTGCACTTATGACTTCTTGTGTTCTATCGGCTTTAACTGCATAGCACCAACCGTCGACCATCAACTGACAATCAAGACAGTTCTTCGGTGTATCAATTATTAGAATTGACTTCACGATTAAGCACCTCTTCTATTGCATCCATATCCCACATACACGGGTCATCGTTTAATAGTTCAACAAGGCTTTGAATGTTGCACTCGATTTCGTAACGAAACGGGCATTCATAGCACATTCTTCCTTTGCAGAAATATCTTATTCGGCCAAGGGCTTTATAGATGTCAAACATTTCTTTCCCTCCATCTTTCAAACAGTTCATCATCGTTATCAGTCGGGCATTCATCCGCTTCGACTTTCTCGACTTCAAAGTCCTCGGCTCTTATTGATTCCGTCGCTTTATCTTCCGCTTCGAAGATGTCATCAGCATTGACGTAAATCCAACTTGTGATTTTCACTTTGTACCTCATTTGATCTCCCCAAATCTTTTATGTGCTTTTCTGTTCCACTCTTCCCATTTCTTGTTTGCGGAGTGGAAACACTCATCTCTGGACGGAAGAAACATTGGGCACTTGTCACATTGATGGTTGCAATTGTCTTTCGTCTCTTCCATCACGATCATTAACCCTTCAAGATTTACCATGGCACTTCATACCTCTTCGGTTTCTCTTCTTCCTTCGGTTTGTCCTTTTCCCAATTGGCGATCATTTTCTGCTTCCAGTTCTTCACTGGATTACCTTTTGCATCCTTCCAATTGGCAACAGAGTAGTACTCATAGAACTTCTTCGGATCGACATTGTTCTTGCGTTCCGAACAGTACTCCGTTACTTCTTCCAGAGTTGGTGGAACAAACCTTTGTTTCGTTTCGTTAGGTTTAGTTACGTTATGTTCTGTTTCCAAAATGTTTCCATTTTGTTTCCAAGTGTACGATTTGTTGTCTTTCAACCCTAATAACGAGTACTCTTCTTGGTAGTCTGTAGGATGGTATCTGTCGTTCTGGAGCGTGTTGTGCATCCTCCAGTGTTTGATAACGATTACTCCGCTTTCGAACACCAGAATGAACGCCTTTGCGATAAGAAGTTTAAGATCGTCTTCACTCGCCCCAATAGTCCGAAGGATCCTTTTGGGATTGTTTACAAAACCGTCATCGTCAGCGCTCATATTCAAGTGGAAGTACAGACACTGGGATGAAAGCGGCATATCTAGGAAAGCATCGCTCTCTGTAATCTTCTTTGTGAACATCCTCTTCTCTGGCATTACTTATTGAACTCCTCAAACTTGACCGCATCCATCTTCTTCTTGATGGCGTTCATGATGGCTTCGTACTTTTCTGATGCCTCCTTGAACCTTGTCAGATCGGCGTATTTATCAAGGACTTTCTCTTTGTCGTCTCTGACATACTCTGCGGCCTTGGCTTCAAAGAAACTCATCGCTGGAACCTTATCATTCGGATTCTCTTCGACCCACTTCTTACGTTCAATGGTGATCGCCTTTTTCTCTTTTGCATCACAGTCGATCTTGGACAGTCCGTAATCCTTCGTCAGTCTTGCAATCATCTCCCCAAACAGATACATGATGTTTGCCAGTGTCTCGACGTTGCTCGCCATGCCGTACATCGTGTCATCGTCGTGCTTATATCTGGGAAGTAACTGTCTTACTTGCTTCTCGATCATCTCGTCCGACCACAATTTAACGTCGAACGGATTGTATAGGTACGTTTTTTCAATCGAGTCGTACATTCACTCTTCTTTGCTCCTTTCGTTTAAATTTAGGGGGTTTCTGTGGCTATGGTAACGTTTAACGTTTACAGATAGCTTTTTTTAAAAACGTTCATGAACGTTTCTCTGGAATATATCTCTTCAAACTTCTTCTGCGCCAACTGTTTCAACGTTCTGTCTAGTACAGGATTGGAGTGAACTCCTTCTTCGCCAGTATGATGCTTATGGCAAAGGTAAACAGTCAATCCGTATTTGTCGGACAGCCGCCTCTTTGCAGTGCCGTATATCACATGATGAACTTCGACATACGGAGAGCCACAAACCCAACATTCTTTATTAGTCTGTATGATGCTTTTCATATTCCTCTAGGCCATCAAGGCATTTCTTGTTGCTCCACGGTTCGATTAGGATGACCTCGCCGACATCCTTCTTCGGTAGCCAGATAACGTAAGCAACATCTTTCTGAATGCCCAAGGCCAGATAGTAGTAACCCAACTGGCACGCCCACTTGTCTACATACTTCTTTGAAGTCGTCTTAACATCCCACAGAATGTTTTGAGCGTCCAGTTTGTCGTATCTCCCTGCGTATCTTTCCTTATAGTCGATAATCACTTCTTGCGACTTTGGGTAAATCATGTACTTCTTCTTTAACTCAATGTAAGTGTCCACCCCGTTTTTAAGGTTGGGATCTAACTTTGAGAAATGGAGATGTTCTACATTCAGATCTCCGTTGTCATACTCTTCAAGAAGAGCATGAAGTTGCGTACCGTACTTTGCCGCCGCTTCAAGAATGTGCGTCGGAACATTCGCATACGTTCCGTTGAAGTGATAATCAACCAGATCGCTCACACTTGGGATAATTACGCCTTTTGAATTGATGTAATAATGCCCGTCCTCAATAAACTTAACCATTTCTATCCCCCATAAATGAACTAATCATCAATGCAATCATGCATACAAAGACAACGTCTACTTCTCTTGCGACCAGTGCCTTGAACTCGCAATACATCAAGGCGATGCTTAATAACAGAACTCTACTGAACACCTTCAAGCCTCTCGTCAATCAGTTTGCACAGTTTGCTCGCTTCAGTGACCGTCAGTTTTTCAACGTCACTTGGGCGGTTAATCTGTCTCTCCATTAGTTCATCCAGAATCACGTCTTTGTAGGAAATGATCTTGGTAATCTGTTCATCAATGGCCTTCGGTTCCTTCTTCACTTCGGTCGGTTCCTTAAACTCTTCCGCTTCGGAGTCTGAATAGACCATAGACAACTTTGCTTTTCTCTTTACAACACGGTCGAACGTTCTCTTCAGCAACATTGCAAACGGATAATCGTTCTTGCAATTCGCCACGGAGATCTCACCGACCTCAAACATTCCATCCCTAGGATCTCTGTATTCCATTCTCAAGATCTCAATGTCCTTGAATGAACATGGGATCGGTTGCGAGCAGAACTTCTCGTTGAACTTGTTCTTCTCGTCCAGCATATCGTTTACCTTCAGCAAGGCATCATGGGAGATGATTAATCCAGAGTAGTAGCACTCTGTTTTGTCTTTGTTGAAATTCATCAAGATCCAGAAGTCGCTTTGATTAAAAACGCCTTTGTATTCTGGAGACTCCAGAAGAGAGATGACGTTTTCTTTTGCCTGTAAGTATTTTGCTGTCTGGATTACTGGGATCTTCTTGCCAGAGAACTTTTCGTATTCCTTCTCTCCGAAGTTGTATTCTTTCTTTTTCATAATGTGTACTCCGCCACACGGCACTTGTGTCCATGTCTGTCCTTGACTTCGATGATGTGTGTGCCGATAGGGTGCCCGTCCTTCCTTAAGAAGTAGACAATTCCGCCCAATCGGGTAATTCCATACTTTCTGAAAGCAACCATTGGTGTAAGGCCACCATTCTCTTTAAGATGTTTCAATACCGTTTCCTTTTGTGTCATTTTGCTCCTTTCAAAACTCTTTTCAATGTCGGGTATTTCTTAATCAACATTTCCGCAGGAATAACTCTAGGACGGGTGATGAATAAGGGGATCTCCTTCTTCTTGCAGTCTTCCTCAATCTCACGGAAGATCTTCGCCGCCCGATTCTTTCCTACTGGAAGGATCTTGTAGCAATCGTTGATTGTGATGAACGTCTTGCTCAAAATCTCTCTTTGTTCTTCGATTGAAACCATTTGCTCCTTTCTCTTCAGCACGACACATGGACACACTAGGGAAAAAACGAAGAAAACCAATATGGTAGTTTTATGCTGTATGCCTAGGAGGATAAAAAACCTAATGTGTCCGTGAATCGTGCCGAAGTAAACTATTACCGTTACCTTTTAATCAAAAAAAATTAGATGGAAAGGTCAGCGACATCGTGGGGAGCCACTTCCAGAATATCGCAAATTGCAGATATCTCTGTGTTAGTGAACTTCCTTGAACCACTTTCCTTCTGCGATAAGGTATTTGGCTTAATACCGAGCCTGTCGCAGATGTACATCCTTGATACGTGTTTCTCTTTGCGGATTTCTCTTATCGTCTTCTTCATCGTACTCCTTTCTAGGTAACGTTTATCGTTACCTTCTTCATTGTAGCACCTTTAGAATAGTTGTCAACAATAATCGTGACACCTTTGCCTTTTTCTTGTATAATATTCATACACGGAGGAATATACAATGAAGAAAAACCTAATGGACTATAGGGTTGTCGATATTTTCATCGGCAATGCAATAAAAGAGAGAAGGCTTGAGAAGAAAATAGGCCTTGTTGAGATGGCCAAAAAACTGGGAACATACAAACAGAGATACTCCAACTTTGAAACTGGTTCTCGTTCTTTCCCACTGGATATGTACAAGGATGTATGCAAGGTTCTTGGTATCGATCCAGTAGAATTGTTTGATAAAGCATACGAACATCTGAAGAAAGAAACGTTTGAATAATGCCAGTCTATAAGAAAAACAGCAAGTGGTACGGAGCGGTATCTTACAAGTCTCTGGACGGAAAATACAAAAAAGCGCAGACGAAATACTATCCGACAAAAAGAGAAGCACAAGACGCTGAAATTGTCTTACGCAACAAACTAAAGACAACAGAAAAACATTCCATCTCCTTCAAAGATGCATACGATGAATACCGCATTGAGCAAAAGGAAAAGGTAAAACCGCAGACTTTGAAAAAGACGGATGAGTTATTCGTCTACCTTGAACCCTTATACAAAACCAAGGTCGAGAAACTTAACGCCGAGCAATATAAAGTCTTTAAAGAAGATCTGAAGAAAAAGGAGATCGGCACAACCAGAAAGAATCGAGTTCACCGATTGGTCTGTGCGATCTGTGACTATTGCGAAAGAACGTATGGAATTTCCAATCCAGTTCCAAGAAAGATCGGTGGCTTCAAGGAAACGGAAATAAAAAAAGAGATGAACTTCTTCACTCTGGACGAGTTCGAAAAATTCATCTCTGTTGAGGACGATATAGTCTATAAGACGCTTTTCAGTTTGCTATTCTATAATGGCTTGAGAATAGGCGAAGCCACTGCGCTCACTTGGGAAGACTACAAAGATGGCCAGATAAGAATCAATAAAACGCTGGTCACAAAAATCAAGGGCGTCGATCCGTTCACATCATCGCCAAAGACACCATCTTCCAACAGAACTCTACCAGTGAATTCCAAAGTTAAAACGCTGTTAGACGAACTTAAAGCCTACTACAGCATGTTTCCGCACTTCGATGAGCAATGGTATATCTTCGGCGGTTTTAAGCCGTTAAGCCATACTTCTATAGCGGAGAGAAAGAACCAGAACTGTATAAAGGCGAAGGTGAAGAAGATAAGGATTCACGACTTCCGTCATTCCTGCGCATCCTATTACATCAAGCACAAGAACGCCCCGATTATACTGATATCCAAACTGCTGGGGCATTCGAAGATCTCCATCACCCTTGATACATACTCCCATATGTACCCGAACGAACTGGATGAACTGATGAAAGACTGAAAATTTGTGGCTATTTTGTGGCTAGGTATAAAGAAAAGCCTTTAAACAAAGGCTTTTTTGCTACTCTGGTGGAGTTGGAGGGGAGTACGTTTAACGTTTACGAATATTTACATCTTCATAAAAGCCTTTAAAATGGCACTTTTTGACGTATGCTACTATGTGGAAATATGCACAGTTTTAAAAAATTTGTGGCTAATTTGTGGCTAAAAAAAGGGGCAGATTACTCTGCCCATTCTTTTGAAATTTCGTACACATCCTTAAAGGATTTCTTCATTTCAGAATTCTGATCCTTAAGGCTGTTCACTTGTTGTTTCATGTCGTTGAAATACCGCTCGATCTGCTGGATGATATCGTCCTTGTCGCTTGGCAGATAGTTAACCGTAACACTGGCGCACCATCTATCTTTTGCGATTTCATACCAGATATATCCATCGTTCTCCTTTTGCGACAAAACGTTATAGAAGCCGATCTGAACATGACCAACGATCTCTCCAGAAAGAGACGGCAACGTTCTGATCCTCAACGAGTTATCTGTTGTCTGAATCTGGTTAACACTTGGGTTTCTCTTCACTGGTTCGATAGTAGTGTACGGATAATGAAGGAAGCCAAGAAGGTTGCTCTTCTTCTCAAACTTGCCGTTCCTAAAAGAATTAGGGTCTCCGTTCGAATACTCCGAATACATTGTGTCTGTCTCAAGGAATTGAACATGACCGTATTGCCCATCAAAGACGGCAATGTCTCCAGCAACAGGAGTGTAATCGATGCCTTTAACTTCAACAGGGTCTCTAAAGTTCTTTAGCCAGTCTTTGGCATTTGTGTAGGATCCCGTTTGAGTCTCTCTATCCCAATATGTGGGGTATGCTTTAAAAACGCTGTAAAAGCGCCAGAAACAGTACCAAGTACACTGGTAGACGGATTCGACATCCCACTTCCACGGCTCCTCACCGTAAGTAAGTGGTGTTGTTCTTGGCGTAAACATTATCCGATCCCTTCTTCCGTCTGGAAGTCCTGTTGCAGTTGTACGTCTTCATATTTGACATACTTCAACTGCTTCATAGACTTGATTTTATCGATTATGTCCTTGCAAAGATCGAGCGCCCAGACAATCAATATCGTAAAGACTTCGACGGTGCTGATGAAATCGGCGCTGATTGTGATGTCCTTCGTCAATTGCAAAGTCAACGCAAACAGATTCAGCGTGTAACAGAAAACAAAGATACAGAGTCCGATGATGATTGCCTTAAGGATCCCGAAGAAAAACTTCTTCACATCAAACTTGTCTGTGAACGTTCCTACAATTGTGCCAAGAACGATGTTCACAGCGTTTAACGATCCTACAACAATCAGCATCAAAACAATTGTCTCCAGATTCTCTTGGAGCGCCTCTTGAATTAACTTAAGAATTGTTTCCACGAAGTTCCTCTATCCTTTCTCTCCACTTCTTCCGATTCTTGATTACTTCGGAATACTGCTTCATATATTTAAGATTCAGTTTAATAACGTCCGAAACCCAAGTAAGAGCATTGTCCAAACTTAAAAGTTCTTCGCAGTATTTTGCGAAGATGTAATCGGTATCTGCCAACTTCTGCTCAAGGTCGGCAATTTCCTTCTCGTCGGCCTTGTGTTGATTCACGTCTTGAATCCTCTTCCACTCCGCTTCGTCGAAGATTAACTTGTTCTTGCCTAACTTGTGCGCTCTTATTCTTCCCTCGGTTAAATCGTAGTCATCAAGATTCAGTTCGACAAAGTCCGTTCTTCCCGTATGGGCGATGCTTATGACATATCCCCTAGAATCAACCGTTACGGTATATCTCATACGAAACTCTTCTCCGATGCGTACAGATAAACGTTTGAATTGCTGTTCCATCTGTCGATTCCATCAGCGTTACCAGTATCGTTTAGATAGCACGATAAAATGCCAGTCGAGGCGTTGTACGTCTTTACTAAAGTCTCTGTATTAGTAGCGCTCCAATTTCCTGGGAAAGTCCTTGAGTTGTTACAAATCAAGCCATATGCACGGCCGCTACCATTGAAATGGCGAACCGTTTTGATGATGAAATTATTGACCGTCAAACCTTGATACGAATTCGGGAAGAACGTCTTCATATCAAACGATGTGCCAAGGCCGCAGTAAATAAGTTTTTCGGGTTTTGATACTACAACGGGAATTACATTTGACCGATTTGAGTTATTGAACAAATATTCATTCAAAGTTCCAGTCGACGCAATGTATTCTTTTGATAATCCTCCAGTTATAGAAAGATATTTGACATCTCCTTCATAGGCTACCGTTACAGAAGACGAACCCGTAACCCTATTCGCTGACAGAAGGAAGAAATTATCCAATGTGAACGTATTGTACAAGGTTGGATATAAAGACCTAATATCCCATGTTCTTCCTTCGCTTAAAACGACAATCTTGTTGTTCTCCCATATTAGGGATTCTCCCAATAATACCCTTTGGATTTCCTTATCCCCAACATGAAGATTTTGAAGTTCTTTATTGTTGCGGTAAATCATGGTTAATCCTCAAATGTGTAATAAATGGTATTCACATCTTTTGTCACAAGAGCATCATATTCACTCTCGGAAATCACAACAAAGTTATATCCGTTAATTGCCGTTCCATCGCCTCTAATAACTCTCTTGTCTTCGACATTCGTGACACCGTTTGCGCCAGTTGTGATGACATACAGAAGTAAGTCTCTTGAAACCCCGTTTCCGTTCAAGTTGTCACTCTGCATATTGGATGCCGTTCTTTGAACGAAACTGCCAGTCTGCCCGTTCGGTTTCGATAAGTCAATGTTGGCACATAAATAAACCGTTGAGTTAGGAACTAGAGTGACGGCTTCCAATGACATCGTTCTAAAGAAAGCGCCACCGATAATACATTGTGACCCTGCGTTAAATTGAACCATTAAGGAACTTGAACTGTACTGGATGGAGAATTCGTCTCCAATTCCTTGAGAAACGCAGTCCGAGATGGCAGTACCATATGTACCACCGTCCATCTTTGGCGTGATTTGATACGTTGAACCAGTATCATGAAGTGTTTGAATGGCCATGTTATTCCTCCTCTATCCTTTGGTAAACAAAATTCTTTGAAGTGCCATATTCATTGATTATCCGATTGGGGCAATGCTTCTTTATGTCGAAATCTTGGTGAAAAAAAATCATATCGAACGGGATATGATATTTCTTCTGTAACGAATAGATTAAACTGATTGCCCTATCTTCTGCTTTTAGATATTTCTCGTTGGAAAGGGAAGAGCAAATCTCAATGGCAATCGTGTGTTGATTGCCCCAGTCTTTCCCTTTCCCCGTATGATAGACCGCCCAGTCGTCTGGCATGACTTGAATGGTTTGGATGTCATCACACAAGTAATGACATCCGTTTGATCCTTTGTTCTCGTTTTCTATCCAGTCATGCAATTCTTTGGCGTTCATCTCATAGTTGCCTGTTTCATGGATTGTAATACCTTGAATATCGGCCTCCATTCTTGGAAAGCCGTATTGACTCCATTTTGATTCTTTAATCATATTAAACCTTTCCAAGACTCAATAACTTGGTCAGCGATGTTCTCACCTTGCCGCAGATGAAATGCGCTTGAGTGATGTTTTGATTCGACTGTTTGTCTATCTCATATCCAGTCAAAACCGAATCGTAATATTCATCGCCGTAATAAATATCCAGTTCGCCGCCCAAATTGAAATCTCCGAATTCATAGATGAAATTCTTGATGATAAGGTCGTATTCCAACTTATGGTTGAACATTTGGTTCGGAAGATTCGATGCAACCAAGTCTTCTACTGGGTCGTCGCTGAACACGATTTCGGTATTCGTGATATTGAATCGGTTTGCCGTAGTAGCAGGATTCTCCACGATGCCGTTCTTCGTTGCGACATAAGTCGTGCGGTAGACGTTCTTGGAATCATAGATGACCAGTTTGTTCGTCTCTTCGATTTCGGTAATCGGAAGCATATTTTGGATAGCAAACATATTGTTGCCGACTTTGATTCTCTCAAATGACGGAACTTTGATATGCACATAGTTTGCTCCCGAAAAGTTGATTTCGAAGTCAAAGACTATGCCGTACTTCTCGTAAAGCGAATAGATGAACTCTTCCATCTCAACGACTTCAAACTGCTCTTTCTCTTCGTCTCCCGTCTCTTCATAAGTGGTCGGAAGATTTACAGTCGTAACCCCGTTGTAATCTATCGTTATACCGCCTAATCTTTGCGCTACAAGCGAATCAATATAGGACGAGCCTTTTAGTTTGCCGTCCGCATAATCCTTCAAGACGACCGCTATTTCGTGTTCTAGGAAGTCCTGCGGCGACACGGAATATATCCAGTTGCCATGATAGAACGACTGCATCTGTGAGCATCCTATCGTCATGTCCTCAATTGAATTGATAACGCCATGATATAAGAATTGCCCCTTCGGGTCGTACAGTACTAGAACATCGCCTTCGTTGATGTTGGTAGGCATCTCCAAGACTGTGATAGATGATGTTGCATTAGTCATCAAGTCGGTTCTTACCGTGAAGGTATCGACTCTCATGAACGCCTTTGGAGGGTCTTCCAAGTTCAGTTGGTCTTTGACGAAACAACGGTATTGATAAATCCCGTTTGTATCGCCAATTCTTTGATAAATTGCTACAAGGGAAATGTCCTCTTCCCCGATTGTGATGGTTCTCGGATTCTCAGTTTCCCCATCCGACCATCTTACAAAAATATAATCGGGGAACGGTCTCGCCCACAACGTAACAACATCCCCAGTCTCCCCAATGTCTATTGACTGATAGACACTAGATACATTTGACGGTTCTGTCGAAACATTTACTCTAAACCTAAACTGTTCGAATACGGCAGTTATCTCATAGCCGTACCCGAACCTCGCAACAATATTCGTTGCCATATTATTCACCTACTTCGAACGTATAGGTCGGAGATGTTGAAAGCGTATCTCCATTCTCGTCTTCGTATCGCAAGAATCTGTATATATCATTCGGTGTTGCCACTAAAGTAACATCCTCATGGTATCTGTACTGTCCGCTTCCCGTGACTGTTCCGCTTCCCAAAGGATAGACATTAACACTTACTGGAATTAAACCTCTGTAATAGATATCTCCATAGAACGGTGTTGTGAAGATTCTGTATGTCAGTTTCACTCCCGACATTGCCGTTTTGAAAGCCGATGCAGAACCAAACTGATTATAGTTCGGGTCGTAGACGACAATCTTACCGTCCTCGTTCACGCTGATTCCCGTTGTGCCAGTATTGACTTCCAAATAGGAATAGGTCGTATATGCACTGCAAGATATATCCGCTTTGCTGAACATACTTGGGATGTCGATGCCGAACGGAACAGACCGTGAGGTCATTTCATAATCACCCCCCAATCCCGAACCCTCGGCAGTCCAATCCAAGTCTCCCAAATCTATTGTGATGTACGGATATAACTGTTCCGTTCCATCTTTATAGATGTTATAGGTAAAATCTAAATCTATTGGAGTAGGATTCTCTTTCTCATATAAAAGGTAGACACCTTCCATGTAATATTGGAAGGTATCTGCGGTATAACTTGAATAAGCGGTATCATGCACACTAACTCTTCCTGCACTATCAATGCTCAAACCATCATACCCTAAATATGTTCTATCTGCGGAAACCATCATATATTTTTCGCATACACCATTTGCCACAGAACTCGTCGGAACTGACTTTGCATCTGCCAAAACATTGGAATTGAATCTGTTTTGTCTTGATTCTTTTGTCCATGTTAGACTGCCAAGGTCTACTACTCCGTAGTTTTCCAATGGTGTTGCCAACTGATAAACAATTTCCAAAGGATTACTAGCAAGTTCGCTATACCATGCTTGTAAAGAAGTTATGTCATCTCTTCTTACTGTTATCGTTGTGTTGACTTGTCTAATGGTTTTGTTTTCAGCAAGATTTGTATTCCAAGGATAGCGATTGTTCAAAATCTGTGCCGTTGCTTGAGTGCCGACATTTTTAATGTTAGATGGAAAATATTCATATAAAACAAAACCGCCACTCGTTGTTCTTGTTGACCATGTCTGTGAACCGTCAAGTTTGATATATACCGTTCTCTTCGCATACCCCGTCTGTGTTAATTCATCATAGACAGTTCCTACTCCATCCATTCCCCAAGGGAAATACTGTTGTGTAGGTAATGGTATGGTAGATGAGGTGTAAGGCTCAAAGTCTGCATCCGTAGTGCTTAACATAGGTTGCATGGTAAATTGTTGGTGATTTGCATTTTGCATGTCTGTGCAATACCACCAATAGATTCTACCTGTGAAGTTAGGTATAAAGGTTCTGCTTGGTATTACAGATGTTACGGCTACAAAAATTAAATTACCAATACTTGTGTCTGGCTGATTATTGGGAACAGGATATGATGTAGTACTTAAATTGCCACCGATTCTTCCATACTTGAGTGATGCTTTAAAGGTGTACTCTTTCCCTGCAATAACATCAGAATAGCCAATGTAGGCATTTGACCATGTAGCAGATGATACATCTTTGATTGTGATAGTGCCGTTATCGTTTGATTCAACTACGTTCGTTGCACTAATAGCGTGTTCGGAATTGAATTGATTCTTTCCTACCGTCTTTATTCCAGTTCCGTTGAATGATAACAGAGTACCTGTATTGTAGTCATAGTATGGCAATGGATAGTAAGCATTGAGCCATTCCTTTACTTCATCTAAAGTCAAAGCATCTAAACCCATCATGGTAAGGTCAATGAACATATAATTTCTTAAATGGAAAATAGTTTCTTGTGCCGAATTATTATCAAAACTCGGGACTCTTCCCGATGCCGTAGTCTGCACACTTGTTACAATCAAAGAATGTTTTTGCCATGATGTGCCTGCTGGAATGGTATAAATAGCCGCTCCAGAGCCAATTCCTGTTTGCCAAAATATGAGCATCGTATCGTTTTCACAATATGCTTCAAACATAACAAGATACTTATGGCTTGAAACAAGATTTATTAATTGACTATTTGATAACGAGTTCCACCTAGCAGGTTTCGTATATGTCATTTCATTATTGGAAACAGTTTTTGTGCCATTGCCGTTCCAATAAGATGTATTAACGAAATTTCCATTTCGTACCAATTGATTCCAAACTAATGTACTTCCCTTTAGTGATTCTATCGTTCCCGTACCATCATAATCGACTGGATTCTGTCTGTATGTAAAATAGTTATTATCAATTCTGCTCATTCTGTTTCTCCTCGAATAACGAACACGCTTCGTTTTCCGCTTTTGCAGGTTCGTCTTCTCTATCGCAACACTCTACTGTAATGTTGGAATACCAGTAGCAATCTTTACATTTCTTATTTGTCATTCTGTTTCTCCTTACACCGTAGCATAACTGTTCTTGAAACGAATTTTCACAGTTCCGTCAAAGGTATCAATATTTCCGCAAGTGAAGGAAAATTGTGACTGCCCGACTTTCAGTTTCAACCAAGTCAAATAAGAATACCCATTGGCAACGGTGAAGTCTTGATACTGTTCGGGATTGGTTACCACACTTCCGTTCTGTTCCAAGTAGATGCTCTCTGTTCTCTCCACGGAGTCAATGGAAACGAAGTCATACGTTCCGTTGATTTTGCAGATGCCGTAGGTCTCTCCGCCTTGGGTTAATGAAAACTGCGGATTTTCTACTTCGCCAGTAATCTCTAATACAAAGCCAACATCGTCTGTGCCGTTGTTGGTAAGAACCGAATTGGAGAGGTTTGTTCCTGCATAGTGGTAGTCGTAGATTAAGTCGTGGAATTTTCCTTCGTCTAGTGGGTTGTTGTCGAAGAGGTAAACTTCGTCTTGGTCGGTAAGCCATTCGGTTAGACGATGGAAAGTGACGGGGCAACGTAATATACCGTCACGCCCCGTTTCACTCTTGTCTATTTGCGTAAAAATAACGTCGCAATGGTAACTCGTTAAATTGTTCGGCGTTTGGTAATGAAGTTCCAACGGCTTGTACTTTGCGAACTGTACGAACTTTTGATAGGCTTCGTACTTCGAACCGTTGGTATCTTGCATGAACAGCAGTTCGCCTTGAACATCTGTCAATTGGAACTGCTGTGCCGTGACTAATTCGGAGTTACCGACTGTGATGGATGTGAAGTTCCTTTTGAAGCCGAGACCTCTTGGGGAATTCAAAAAGATGTCTATATTCTCGGTAAAATCGTAACGATTCCCTAATGTATTGATTAACCAAAATTTTCTGTAATCCATTAACGAATCCTCCTGCCAAGTTCTTCGTTTAAGTCATCTGCTATCCAACTCGACCATGCACGAACATCTTCTCTCGTCACGTTATTGGATGTGACGTTGAATGTAAAGACTGGGTTGGAGATCAAACCGCCAGAATTGAATCCGCCAGAACTGAATCCGCCAGAATCCAATACGGTGATCTGATTGCCTCTTCTTCCAACGGATCCAGCAGTTGACTCAATTGAACTCTTTAAGCCAAGGAATTCCAGAGCCTTGGAAATAAGGTTGCCAAACCAACTTACCAGCGTCTTAACCAGTTCGATCAAGCCACCAATAATTTCGCCGAGCCAGCCAAACTTTTCTCCTAGCAGTTCAATCCAGTTTGTCTGTTTAAACTGTTCCCAAAGATCTTTGAATCTTCCGATAATTCCATCGACCCACTCTCTGAACGGAACACAGTTTTCGTAAAGGATCTTCATGGCGGTTATGAAGGCATATATAATACCTATCCAGATAGCATACTGTCCGATCCATCCTATTACCGTTTGTACTAGAGGCAATAGGAAATTCCAAAGAGCCATAATCCCTTTTAATAAAGCAGCAATTCCGCCTTTAAGCAAAGCGACATTGTCTTTGATCGTGCCAAGCAGTTTTAGGATCTTTCCTGCTCCTAGTAACAAAGGAGCCAAGGCCGCCACAATCGCCAAGATCCTTGTTATCAGCAATTTTGTATGTGGCTGAAGATTATTGAGCCAATCTGTTAACTGGCTTAAGGATTGTATGAAATATTCCACGTATGGCAAAAGGATCTCTCCGATTGCGATAGAGAACTCCATGAAGTTGTTCTTCAAGATCTCTATCTGGGAGGCGACCGTAGCATAACGCTTTGCGGCCTCCTCATTTAATGCGCTTGCTTCGTCGTATGCGTTGTTCGCTAATCTGATATTTTCCGCATATACGTCGCTCGCATTAGTTAAACGAGATAAAGTATCGATCTGTCGGAGTTCTTTGATGCCTAAATCTTCAAGGGTATTGTTCATGCTGATACCCTCGTCGTTCATTCTGGCGATACCTTGAACAACGCTTAACAAACCAGATGAAGCATCTGAATTCCACAAGTTGCTGAACTCTTCCACCGACATTCCAGCAACTCTTGCCCACTCGGCCAAGTCTTTGGTGCTACCGTCAACGGCTCGGTCAATGTTGGTCATGACCTTGGAGATGGCGGATGCACCACCTTTATCCAGACCTAATGACGACAAGGTTGCCGCCAATGCGGCCATCTGGGATTCGGTCATGCCTACACGGCTGGCACCAGCCGCTACGTTACGGAACATCTCGACGATGGCACTCTCGGTCGTGGATGTATTATTACCTAATTCAACAATGGTTGAAAGAAGGTTATCAAGGCTTGAGTAGTCTCCGCCTTTACCTATGACGTTATAGATCTGTGCAATGTCCTGTGTTGCCGCTTCCGCAGAAATATCCGTAGAATCGCCAAACTTGACCATGGCCTCGGTGAACTTGACGACATCGTCAGCACCAACACCCATCTGGCCAGCCAGACCAGCGATGTGAGATAACTCTGTTGCGGTGGCTGGAACTTCTCTTGCTAACTGCCTTAAGCCATCTGTTAAATCGTCATATGTTGTAGTGTCTGTCTCATCGACAGTCTTTCGAACATCAGCAAATGCATCTTGGAAATCTATAGCGCTCTGTACAGCACCCTTTAAGAAACCCTGTGCCGCACTTGAAATAGGCTGAAGTTTGTTGGCAAGATCTTCCGCTCTGCCGCCAGCCTCTTGGAGCCGATCCGAAAACGTCTTGGTTTCATCATTGGTTTCAGCAAAAGTGTCGGTGATGTTCTTAACTTGCTTCTGTATCTGAAGCAATTTATCATGCGCTTGTGTAACCTTTTTCTCTGCATCAGTGTACTCTTTATCGAATGGCGACACTTCTGCATCATTCAGTTTCTTAAGATATGCAAGTCGTTCCTTAAGAACATCTCTGGCAAGTTTTTCTTGCATCTTGAGGTTTTCGAACTTCTTGCTGATTTTTGTTAAATTAGTCGGGTCTAGTTGGAGTTCCTTGTTTAAGGCCTTAAGGTCTTTCTTAAGGATATTGATAGACTTTTCCATCAAGGAAACGTTCTTATCAAAATCCAGTTTCTCCCCCATGAACTTTATACTAATGCCTATGTCTTCCATTATGTCTCCTGTATGAATTTGCTCATGTTAGCGGCACCGACCTTTTTACGTTCTGGCTTCTTTCCTTGTCTGCTTATCTCTCCCATGATGTTGAACAGTGTGACAAGATACTGATTATCTGCCCAGTTCAAATCGATACGTATGGTAGCCAGAATTGCACATATCGACCCATAGGAGAGGTTTACTTTTTTGGTCGGGTTGCCCCCTTCTTCGTTTTGGCTTTCTCTTTCTCTTCGCCATAAACACATTCCATCGCCATCGTTAACAGTTTCATGACAAAGCCAATATCCTTATCAAGGATGTTGTACACTTGGGTTTTCTTGAACTCTTCTGCCGTTGCTCTGTTGTTGTGGAACTTGTCTCCGTCAATCTTGACGTAAGAAGCACACGCCAGATCCTTAATAAGTTTCTTATCAGTGAACTTATTAATATCCATTGACTCCGCATCGCTTCCAGCCGCATCCATTAAGGAATTAAGCAAAGACTTTCCAGAGAGTTCCTCGTAAAGTCCAATACCCTTAAACAAAAGGGTGAACTGATATGTGATGGCTGTTTCCTTGCCTTCGACAAGTTCTCCGTCTTTGACGGTAAGATTCGGAATAATAAAAGTGTGTTTGATGATTTTTGCCATTATGCAATAAAAAGGGGAAGTGTTGCGCTTCCCCGTCTTTCCTTTCTATTATGCTACTGGTTTAATTACGGCTGATGTAAACGCATCATATGCAGTCTTGTTGGCTTCCGTTCTTGTGATGTAGCCATACTGAACTGCTTTGCCGTTGTCGTCCACTACGAACGGACTATCGGATGCATTGTACTCGACTTCGATCTCGGCCGCTTCGACCTCGTCTTCGTCAGTTGTGCTTTCCATAGTCGGTTCACTTGCCTGTACGTTGTACAGATAGTGAAGCGTTGTAGTAGACAAACCAGTGTCGCAATCTTCCTCTTCGGTTTCGAAGAAGATGCAATGGTTTGCAAATACTCCCGTATCAGTGAGCATTCCGCTCTCATTCTCTACGAATCCAAGGAACGGAGCATAAGATGCTGGAATGTTTCTGAAAGTTACTGTGGCAGTTCTGACCTTTGCGCCTTTTACTCTACAGTACTCTTTGTCATCGGCATATACACTGGATGATTCCTGTTCTACCTCGATGGTAGCCGAAACAAGTCCAGTGACCATGACTGGAGTACCGAAAGAGTAAACACCACCAGTTTCGGTGATAGGAGCATAGCCAAAATTCTTATTGCCATGAATGATCTTACCCATAGTTCTCCTTATTTGAAATCAACTTCTACTTTGACTTTTCTCATAGCGTTAATGTACGGATCTCGTATTTCCAAGTACGCTGGCTTTATGTGCTTCCGTGGTGCTGACCAACCCAAAGATTTCCTGTTTGCAATAAAGTGTCCGTTTTCCAACAAGTGAGTTAACTGCCAGTTTGTCTCGTTCCAAACCGTATCTTGATAACCGTTTTTTGTGGCTTCTACAGTAACGATCCATCCACTGTAATACGGTGTTGCTCTTCCTGCTCTGCCAGATTTTGGACTTGTTGCAATCAGAATATTTTTGGTCTTGTTTGAATACTTGTGCTGAATCTTTTCAAAATTGAGTTTCGCCTTAAGGCCTCTAAACTTTTCAAGACTAATGCTCTTCATACATCAATACTCCACAAGTACATCTGCCAAGCCAGTACTCAAAGTCTATTGCCTTTTCATACGTGACCGATACATTTAAATAATTCTTGACATAATTGACCAACGTTTTACGATCTTCAAAATCCCGTGTCGCCACAGTAATCTGAATGTAACACTGATATGTGCCTCTGTTGTCATACGTAATGAGATCGTCATTTGTGTAACTTAAAAAGATGTAGTCTCCACCGTTAAGGCTGTCTACATCTCCTACTTCCACAGGAACATTCAGAGGATTTGCGGAAAGATAATCATATATATCCTTCTGGGAATAAATCATCTTAACTCCTCGATGTCTAATAGAACTCTGGTGTTAGTTCTGAACTGTCGTAACACTTGTTGGACTCTGTACTCTTTGCCCCTGTAAGTGACGTACAGCAATTCATGTACCACTCCATCTTCCACGACATCATCGGTTGCCCATCTGGGAACCTCAAGGTTTTTGGAGTTCCGCATAATCCTCTGGTTCTCGGCGCTCATCATGTAGTAGTTCAACGAAAAGGCCTTCACTTCTTTGACCTTAATTTTGCGATTAACGACAACATCTTTCGGAGAGCCGTTACTCGCTTTTACAGTACCAACGTATTTCAGCGTTGCTTCATCGAAACGTAGGATCTTAAGGTACCCACTCTCGTTATGTACTGCTCGGTCATGAAGTTCATATCAACGTCCAGATCCAGATCTTTAAGGCACTGATATGCGACACAGATTATGTAATCGTAAGATCGGTTATCACCTTCGGTAAAGATAGCATTGCCTTCTTTATCCTCGGCGTTGTTATCCAAACCTTCGCTGATTAACTTGGAGACTGCGCCTCCGACCAATATATCGAGTTGGTCATCGTATATATCGGTTTCACCTAACGGGAGGATTTTCTTGACTTGGCTTTTAATGTATTCTTTTGTCAAAGCCATAATTCACCTCCTATTTTTTAGATTTTCTCTTCGGTTTCTCCTCGGCTTCATCCTCTACTGGTTTCAGAAGATGGCGAGCCAGTTCAAACTGCATATCGCTGACTATAACTACAGATCCCTTGTTCACGACAAGAGAGCAGTCAGCCAGTACTTCGCATTTCTTCATTATGCGCCTTTGTTGAACTGTACGAAGTGTTTCAGACGTGCAACGTTACCAGCCGCATACAGACGACCGACCATAATGGCCTTGTCTTCTCTTGCCGCAGTGTACGGATCGAACAGAGTTCTGACCATTTCACCTTCTGGTAAGTTCAAACGGTAGCCACGGAAGTCACCAGCAACTGCCCATGCCTGTCCAGCAGTAGCGGCATCATAAGCAGGAAGTGCCTGTGTGAATTCGACACGGATGCCGTTTACGTAATACTGCGGTTTGCCAGCGTTGTCGGTAGCGATCTGATAAATCGGCCTCTGCTGTAAATCGACCAGACCCATGAAGTTGTTGAAGAAGGTCTTCGGGTTCATAGCGACAGTCAGATTGTCGAAAGTAACGAGGTCTGCGATACCAGCGTTGATGACGTTGAAGGATAACGCACCGTTAGCGGCTACTAAAGTGTTAGCGTTGCCGACGATACCGACAACACCTTTACCGTTGCTGTCTAATGCACCGTTGATGATACCGTTATCCAGTTTGAGGATGACTCTGTAAACGAGTTCGTCTGCGAGGTATCTCATGAAGTCGTCGGCTGTCATAGCCATCAATTCATCGGTCATGGAGATCCACTTCTTAATCATTGCTGGCTTCAGTTCGATTAAGCCGAGCGTGATGCTCTCTTCATCTGGCATATTGCCATTCTCATCATGGATTACAGCACCGTCTGCGGCACTCTCAAACGGAATGGACAGATAGCCTTGGATATAAGACTTGTTGACCAGTCTGCTGAACTTGCCGTAGTTGTACCATGCGGTTTCAACGTATGACTGCCAGATAGTCGGAACTGGAACGTTATTGGTGCCAGTGGTCATTGCTCTTAATTCGGTATCATCATTGGTACGGATAGCATCGACCCATGCTTTTCTGTATTCTGGCGTATCGTATTTGTCGACAGTCTGTTCTTTTGCTCTCTCTTCTACTTTTTCGGGAGCAACGGTTTTAGTTAATGACATTCTCTTCTCCTGTTCTTCGAATTTCGCTCTTACTTCTTCGAGTTCTGAAATCTGCGAATCGATTTCATCTGCTTCCTTGGTTAATGCATCAACATCCTCAAGGATGGCATCTCTGGTTTCCACATCGGTCTTTTCGAACTCCGCTCTCTTCTCGGTGATCGATTCAGCGATGTCGTTCTTGCGTGCAATCAACTTGTTGATTTCTTCTTCAGCCATTGCACTAGATAAAATTTCGTTTTTACTCATGTAATAACTCCTTTAATCGTTTATCCTGTTCAGCACGCTTTTCCATCAAAGCCTTGTGCTGTTCGGCAAGTTCATCGCCGTTTCTCATCCAAGCGCTTGTCTGCGGATATGCAGGAAAAGTGACCAAAGAGACATCATAGATACGGTCGATATCGGTAATCGTTCTATATTCCCTTCCATCGCTTCTTGTCTCCCAGATCTCACCACCCTTTGCAATCGAGAATGCAAATGACATCGAAGAAATCAAGCCACTTCTGACCAGTTTCATGACGTCTCTGCCCTGCGTTGTATCTATGATGGATGCCTTCTGGAGCAAGCCTTCATCCGTAACTTGCAACTGTAATGAGCCGTTGCGAGTTCCTGCTAACAGTAAAGAATTGTCGTGGTTGAAATTAAGCACCACGTCACTCATGTCCGTATGGTCGAAAGCATGACGGTCTATCTTCTCGGTAAACCATCCGATCTCGGCTTCACGGTCGAATACTGCCGCTACACCCTCGACATCGTTTGAATCGTTATCAAACTGACGGAGTTGTAGATTTAGTACTCTGGTAAGTTTGTTTGACATTAGATACCTCCTCGGCTGGTGCATCATCTTCCGATGCATCGCTCTTCGGCTGTGATTGGAATTCATTTACGACGCTGTCGAAGTTCTTGTTGTACATCAGTTCATCGCCGCCTTCAATCGGAGGCAATTTGTAAATCATCCGTCTGCGTTCGTTTGTAGTAATATCCATCGCACCCTTGTAGGCAACATCAATCGCCTGTGCAATTGGAACGTACTCAAATGGATTCCTGTAATACTCGATACGATGCCCTTGCGTCAAAGCGGTTCTGGAAAAGATCTTATAGGTCGCTTCCATAACAAACTGCTCGATTCTCGGCGCAATCGTTTTGTAAAAGAAAACCTCCATTTGATCGGAGGTTGCTGTGCCGTTTACAACCTTGGCGTTGATGCCGTTGAATTGTAAAAGCATATCGATATACTTGTTGATGTCCGTTGTAGAAGCGGTTGAGAACGGATTTCCTAAAGACTTCCACTCTTCACCAGCATCCAGAACGAGAACTCCACCCTTGGTCTTTTTGATACGTTCGATAATCTCTTCCTGCTTGGAGACTTTCTCTTCCTGTCCAGCCATGACACGGGTAGCAACGCCTCTGGCGTAACCAGTTGCCGCACCACCTATCTGTACGATGCCACGGACAGTACCGCAGTCCTTCAATTCGTTGATTAACGTAGACAGGCCATAATCAACCAGATCGATCATGACCTTGTTGTAATCAAACGCACTGAACAGATCTCCATAGAAGATATCGTTCGGATTTGACCTCAAGTGGATCACATTACGGTAATCCACCAGTTCCAGCATCCCAGTTCTGTGGTTGCGGAACTTAAGATAGGCTACGTCCTCCGTAATCTGGTAACCGCCACCGAATTCATAATCAATAGCGTTAATGGGATCAATGCGGATAACGTTGCCGTTCTTGTCTCTTTCCATGAAGGCAATCGCATTACCGTACTTGCATAACTGGTACATCATCGTCCACATGAACTCAAACTTGCTCTGTAAAGGATTCGGGCGTTCGCTGACAAGATAATTCAGCCTGTCGTATCGATTCTCATACAGATCGCCTTTTCTGATTACGTGTTTCAGATCCAGTTTTGCGAACTCGGATGCGATGGTGTTGTAGATCTCTTCCATGATTGGCGTTGTAGGAGTGAAGATCGCTCCGCTCGACCAATCGGTAAATCCCATCAACTGTCCTTCCTTAATAAAACTGAAACCTCGTTTGGAGACGTGGACATCATATTTTGTAAACGGAATATGAAACTTCATTGTGTCTCCTTATCGATTAATTAGATAATCATCTAATTCCTTCTTCTGCTTGCGCAGTTCCCCTGTACCGTTTCCGCTTTCCATATGAAGTAAAACGGCATTGAGGCATTTGAGGATCATCTTGTCGTCCTCTTGCCTCTTGTCTAACTGCTCATCGACCTCTTTCTGTCTCTTCTCTAAACCATCGATCTTGTCCATAAATTTCTTAAAAGGTTTAAAAATGTATGCGACTACACCACAGAAGCCGACAATCCATGAGCCGACATTGAAAATCTGTGACAGTGTTATATTCTCCATCACACTTGCCTCCTTGAGTAATCAATAGATAAATCATCATTTACAATGCTTTCCTTATAGCCAAAGCGATGATGATGCTCATCATGGCAATATGAATGGCAAGCAACTAGGTTATCCATGTTGTAAGCGACATCGAAGTCTGTATAGTTGTCTTCGTTCAACTCTTCCTTATGGTGAACCGTTGCTCTTTTTGTAATGATCTTTCCGCAAAAAAAACAGATCGCTCTGTCTCTTTCGATGACCGCCTTGCGAGTCTCTTGCCACAACTTGGTCTTATAAATTCTCTTGTGATTCTCCACCATCCCACCATCCTTTAAGGAACTCAAGGTTTGCCTCACCAGTGTCTCTGTTGTTGATGAAGACATTACAGGCCGATCTTGCTGATAGATTGGCAATGACACCATCCTTGCGCTCTCTCATGGAGTTCGTAAAGGTGATATTACCGTACTGATCCTCCTTGGATTGAGCGGCGGCGAAATGTAACTCACTTAAACGATTATTGTTGTATACGACCCCACGGGAACGCACTTCTTTAGTTGACTGAATAATCGGCTGTGAATTCTTCTTGTCCTCCATGCGAAATTTAATCACTGGAGGCTTCCCGTCAAGAGATGGAATGTTGTGGTTGCAGAAAGATTCAATCTTGGATGCCTTGTTCGGATCCAGTCCGAACTTGCATATCGTCCAGTTGTACTTCAGTTCCAAGTGTGCGATGTAGTAAATGATGAAATCTTCCGTTACACCAGTACAATCGCACCTTGCCTGTTCACCGAACTCTTCCACTAACGTATCGATGAGTTTCTCATCGATCACAACAACATCTCCCCGTTGTGCATAAAGTTCATACCCGTACTTTCCGCTCCTTGGATTGTACAGGATATTTGCGTCTTCCTTCGATTTTGCCTTAAGCATTTCCCTTCGCTCGACCTTGATTTCCCCGTCGATCTTCAGCTCCTCTTCCCAGTACTTCGGGATGAAGTAGAAGTCCTTGCAGAACTCTTCGCCCGTGTATGGGTTGTAGAGCATCATCTCAAGACAGGCAAGGTCGTTTGTCGGATTGCGCAGATAAGCCATATCGAGGCCAAGGAAAACGGGAGCATTGTAGAAAATGCTCTCGTTGAATTCCTTCGCTCTGCACTCCCGTTCGCTGAAGTAAGACGTAATTGGATTCTGGGGAATGTTGAAGTTCTTCGTAAGGATCGATACCTTCTTCGTTGGATCGTTTATCATGTCCACGATCTTACCCTTGAGCAACTCCACGGACACGGCAACGCCCAAAGAGGGATTTGACTTCTTCAAGATCCCGATATCGCCATTGTTGTATGCTTCAACAATCTCATCAAAACTTTCTTGCCTATATATCGCAAAAAACTTCCGATAGTCCTTCACTTCGCTATTTCCAAACAGTAAGGCGTGTGCGAGTTCTTTACGGCTGTCTAAATAGCCGCCTCGCACTGTACCGTCCGTTGAGGCTTCGATAGTAAGACTATCTGACCTCTTAACGGACTTACGCAAGTCATCGGCATATTTCGAAGTCCGCATTCCGTGGATTTCGTCGATGACCAATACTGCAGGGATAATACCTTCAAAGTTCGTACCATCTGATGACATCGCAATCAGTTTGGAGTTCATCTCCTCGATCTCGATCTCGCCGATTGACTGCCTTATATTGGCATACTTTTCCAGAACCCTGTTGCGTTTGATAATCTTCATGGTGTTATCAAAACACAAACGAGACTGTTTATAGGCATTTGAGCCTATGTAGATCTTCGCACTTGGCAGAAGATTATGGTAGAGAAAATAAAGATTCAAGAAGGATATGAACGTCGTCTTTGAGTTACCACTCGCAATCAGAATGAGAACATCATTGACGATGCGAACATACTTCTTAACAAAGCCGATCTGGTTTCCATTATCATCGAACTCCTCGACCTCAAGGTTGCCCCAGAAACAAAGGATGGAATAGATGACCCACTTCTGCCAGAGCAGTAAGCGTACAGGCTTGCCAGCGTTTTCGCCTTCAACAAGGATGCAGTACTTTTCGATCCAGTCGACACAATGCCGACCCTTCTCTTCAAGAAAATCAAACTTTTTGAGCATCTCCCTTTGCAGTTCGCACTGCGCAATAATTTCGGGTGAATAGTAACGTGGATGCTCTTCAACGTCCTCGATATATTGCAGGAATGGATTAATTGAATGGGTTGTCTTCTTGCTTCGGCTCGGCAATTCGACCAGCCTCCGTTTCAAGTGACAGTATCTGATTTCTCAAAGAAATGTTGACCTTCTGAAATTTCTCCAATAGTCCTAACTGCGGAAGGGCGGAGAGGGTACCGTTGCCATTGCCATGCATTAAGATTTCTTGGTGGTCAATTTCATACTGCAGTCTCTGGATGAGTCCTTCGTTGCGGACGTACTGTTCTTTGCAGTCCTGTAGCATATCAAGTACGCTCGACTCCTCGGATTCATCGATCCTTCTGACGGTCGGTTTGAAATTCCCAGATTTTACCTTCTCTTTCTTGGAAGTCTCTTCCTTCAGATCCTTGGTCTTGTTGACCTCTTCCAGAACCATGGCGGCTTCCTCTTCTGATAAGTTTTCGCTGGTTATCCCCAACCTCTTCTTGGCATTCAATACACTTACGTGAGAAACACCAGCAGTTTTTGCTAGTTCCCGTAGACTTTGCATCTTCGATTTTCTCCTATACCTAAAATAAAAAACCGATGAACCAAAGAATGATACGTAAGGGGATATCACATGAAAGGAGCCAAGTTCATCGGTATGAAAAAGAAAACAATGGCCGTCTCGACACAGTCATTGCTACTATCATATTACCAAAAAATTCTGTGGATGTGTACACGTTTATCGTGTACTTTTTTAAAAATTTGGGTGGTAAAACCGTCATCGGATTCGATCCGTAAGGATTATTGACCCCTGCGCCGTTCCCCCACGGCACCCGTCTAGCACACGGACCGGGGCGGGTCAAAGAAAAATTGTACCATCTGAAACGGCACGGCAACCAGACGGCCACGGCACGACGAAAACAGGCACCCCGCAACCAGCGCCACGGAATACGAAAGCGGCACGCCATACGCAACCAGACGGCACCCAACCAGACGACACGGAACGCAACCAGACACGACGACGAAAGAAGACAACGGAAGAAGAGAAGAAGAAGGAAGACGGCAACCAGCAACGGAAGAAGACAACCAGACACGGCAACCAGACACGGAAGACAACCAGACGGAAGAAGGACGCCGCCCCGATCTGGAAAACGAAAGCCGCCGCCCGTCTTCCGATACCACTAAAAAACCATAGGAAAAGACGAAAGAAAAACCGTTGGAGATCGGAAGAAAAAAACGACGGCAACGAAAGAAAACGACGAAATAAAACCAGATCGGAAGAAAAAAATCGAATTCCCTATATATAAGGAAGAGATCGCCCACTTATTCCAGATCGGAAGAAAAAAAGCGAAAAAGTAAACGATAATTGTTGACACCGTTTTAAAAATCATTATCATAGTAAGTGAAGGGATACCCCCAAACGATAAACGGGTACCCAATAGGAGGGAAAACATGAAAAACACTATTATTGCAAAGTTCAACAAAAACGGGAATATCAAGTTAGGCCGCCGCATGTGGTCTTTCTCAAAACTTTACGGCAACCAGACACACGAAAGCCGCCGCTATGGCGCCGTCGTTGGTACGTGTGGCCATCATTGCGACGGTTGCGCCGCTTCCTGTTACGTCCGCAAGTCGTACCGCTACCCGTCCGTTATTGACGGCCATGCCCGTAATACGTTGGCTTTCCGTGCCGATCTGGAAAAGGCCTTTTCCGATCTTAACGCCCAAATTGACCGCGCTAGAAATAAACCGCATTTTATCCGCATTGACCAGAGCGGCGAAATTGAAACGCCTTTAGAGTTGCTGTTATGGGTATTAAGCGCAAAAAAGCACCCCGACGTCCATTACTACACTTATACTAAAAACTTTGAGGCCGTCCGCATGGTGATTAATACCGTTGAAAACATGCCTTCAAATATTACTATCAATATTTCAATATGGCATGAGTACGGCTTAGAGGCCTTTGAAGAGTTCAAAGCGTACCCATTCATTAAGGCGTTCGTTTATGATGATCGGACCTTCGATTATGCCGCCCACGGTCTCCAGATCGAAACTTATTGCAAAGCATACGACGAAAGCGGAAAAATGAACCACGCCGTCACGTGTGAGTTATGCCGTAAATGCATTGATAGAAACGTGAAAGTCATAGGCTGTTTCGATCACTAAAAAACTAATAGGCCTTTAAGGCCTTAATAAGGCTATGAATTAATCACGGCCTTATCAAAGCCTTAAATGCTTTCAGACTATTATTGTCTGGTTGTCGCTTTCGATCTTTGAAAACTTATCATAAAAATTATTAGGTGGAAGGCACCGTTTGAACCTATGGCCGCATTTATAACGCTTTGCGGTTGCGATTGGTAATAGTTCCGCATTCATAGGTGAGCGGCCGCCCGTGTCGTAATACGGCGTTGTTAAAGGAAGTTAGACACCCCTAAAAGCGGAAGGCCTTTTATCATGTCCTAATAAAGGCGTGGCCTTTTCTGGTTACGCCTTTATTTTCTTTTTTTCTTTTTCTTTTTATTTCTTTTTCCGATCTTTTATCGGTGGAAGAAATAAGCGGAAAACGCTTGAGGAGGAAGACATGAAAATTTATTCTTATGACGCTGTTACAAAACTTATCGAAAAGTATATCAATTTAGGCGGTGAAATTCATCAAATTAATGATGGCTGTTTGGCTCAAGGCTTGACGGTATGCACGGCCGACGGTTACAAAAGCGCCGTCATTGATGAGATCGCTTTGAATTGCTGGTCAAGCGGCCAAAAAGTACGGTTCTACAACGTCCTACCAAAGAAGTATCAAAAGATGATTGAAACGCTTTAAAAGGGGATCCCGCCATCCCCTTTTTCTTTTTTCTTTTTTTGTTTTTTTCTTCTTTCAATTTCTTTTTATTGAAAGCGGAAAAAAGCCAAAAAGGCTATAGGAGGAAAAACAATGACAAGAAAACTTTTTTACGACGATGAAGACATCATCGGCTATTCTGATGACATTATCGAGGATATTGAAGAAAATATCGCCGATCTGGATGAGGACGAAAGAGAGATCTTTGAAGATCTTATCGCCGATCTTAAGCAATACGATTGGGAACTGGTGAAAGTTTCTTATCATCCGATGGGATCCTATTTTGTCCGCAAACTGGTTGAGGCTTAATTATTTCTTTCTTTTTTGCATTAGGAGGACAACATGAAAAATCGATCATTTCATTTTCTTTTTTTGCGACGTTTCAAGGTCACCGCCGTCGTTAACGGCTTCAATGCGAAGCGGTTCGCCATTATCTGCCGTGAGCCTGTTTTATGCGTCAATCTTTACGGCTTGGCACTGGTAGCCGAGGACATTAAGGGGTGAACTGCCGCCCCTTTTCTTTTTTCTTTTTTGTTTTATTTCTTTTTCCGATTTTATCGGGAATTGAAATAAGCCAAAAATGGCTAGGAGGAAATTAACATGAAACCATTAAACATTTATTTTGCTTATCTGGATGACGGGAAAGACACTTACAAGATCGTGGTACCAGCGGAAAACAAAAAGGAAGTAGAAAACTATGTCGCTGGAAACGGTGAAATCATCGCAATCAAAGAAGACAAAGAGTATTCCATCCACACCGATCATCTTGCTGACGTGTTAAGGAAAAACGGGTATGGGCAAGTTGAGATCGATATTATCATCAGAACGCTTACCAGATCGGGAGTTGATTACGATTACAGAAAAAGTATCGGAAAAGCGTGGTCGGTTTAAAACAGGCTGGCTTTCCAGCCTTAATTCTTTTTCTTTTTTTT